AGCACATAAATATGATTATTTAATAATAGCCGGAAATGATATAGTAGTCTATTCGTATGCCATAGACTCATTGATTAATTTAGCAGAAATAAGTGATTATGATCTTATTTGTGCTACTGAGTATAATGTAAAAGATTTGATAAAAGACTTTCCCAGGATTGAGAAATATTTCGTTGGTCCCAAGTTGATATTTACTGATTTCTCGTCCAAATGCTGGGAACTTTTTACTGACTATAGCCCAGAAATAAAATTAGGAGGACCTATATCTGCCGACATTCAGAATTTGGCATTATATAAGAAATCTGTTTTTGATACCATTGGCTACACCGACGTTGCTTTTTTTCCTTGTTATTTTATAGATAATGATTATGCCAAGAGAATCCAATTATCCGGCCTAAAATATTACAGCCTATTAAACGCAAGATTTTTCCATTTCTGGAGTCGGACATTCAAACAGGAAAGTGGTGGAAGTACCGATCATTATTTTGATAACAACAAGAGTTACTACATCTGGAAATGGGGAGGGGAACCAGATAACGAGACTAAGACGCCAGATGTGAATATCAACTCAAGAGAAAAAGAGCAGGTAATAATTAATTTTTGGAGGTCAATCTAAAATAGACCTATGGCAATTATAGAACGTGCTTCTCAAGAAGATCTCATAGTTTACGAACTTTTCAAAAATCCAGTTCTATTTGGGGAATTTATGATGAACATAGATAATCTGGAGGGAGATGACGAGTTTGAACTGACCTTCTATCAGAAAGAGTTCATGCTGGATTTTGGGAACTATGTATCTCTTACCTGCGCTCGTACTGTCGGAAAAACGGTCGCCAGTTCCCTTCTTATTCTTTGGGCATTGATTTTCAATATTTTTCCCAATGACTATGTAATTTATACGGTCCCAAATAAAGTTCACTTAGAGCCCGTGTTTACAAATCTATCCAGATTACTGCGTTCTAATTCTATTCTAAAGAAGTTCATAGATCCAAAGGGAGGCATCAATAACTCAGATTTTTCTCTAAAGTTGTTAAATAACACAAAACTAATGTGTCGTATTGCAGGTCAATCCGGTACAGGAGCAAATGTTATTGGTTTGCACAGTCCTTATGTAATTCTTGACGAGGCCGGTTACTATCCGGTTGCTACTTTCAATGAACTTCAACCCGTTATGAATACCTGGGAGAGAGGATACAAGATGCTTGTATCAGGAGTTCCTACAGGAGTTAGAGAAAATAATGTTCTTTATCATTGCGATAGAGAGAACAATAACTATTCTAAACATAGAGTTTCTGCGTTCCAAAATCCAAGATTCGGAGGAAGAGATAAACAAAGAGCAATAGAACAGTATGGAGGAGAGGATACTGATGAGTATATTCACTCTGTTCTGGGTCAGCATGGAAAACCTATCTTCTCTCTGTTTGACAGAAGTACATTCCAGATTCAACCCTATCCTATATATAAAATTACAATAGATGGGATTAGTGAATCTGAAAATATAATGAATATGATGGCAAAAATAGCCATGATACCTCCAATCACTAATGACAGACTTGATAGAATATTTGGGATAGATTTGGGTTATACACAGCCCACGGCCATATTTATTATGCTTGTAGACGAATTAGGTAGGTTAAAGTTCCATGCCAAGATACAACTATCAAAAGTATCTTATCCGGTTCAGGAGAAGATAATAGATCTTCTGGATTCTAGATTCAATCCCTCTATTATAGGAATGGATAAAGGAGCTGCGGGCATTTCAGTAATTCAAGATCTTCTCGAACTTAAAGATTACGCACACAAAGACTACAAAAGAAAGATAGTTCCGATTGATTTTTCCGCCTCAATGGTTCTCGGCCTGAATACGGAAGGAGAGGAAATAAAATCGAAAACAAAACCATTCACAGTTTCTGTTTTACAAGATTATACAAACAACGGCAGAATAATTTATACATCTACCGACATGGAAATGATAGTAGAATTGGAACGAATGACTTATACTAAGACTGTAAGCGGAGAGATCGCATACAGAACTCTTGCAGTAAGAGGAGGTAAAAAAGGAGATGACCACTTTACATCAGCCCTGTTATGTGCGGCAACTTCTTATTACTTGATGAACGAATTTTCCTTCGCTAGAAGGACAAGAAAGAAATTATTTAGGCCTGGCTGGTTATAGTATAGTGAGGTAAAATTATGGCAACTATTAAAGCAAAACCCAAGAGGATTGGAACATCAAGAGCAGAATTTATCTATGCAGAGAATCCCGCCAAGATAGTGAATCCTTGGAACGTAAAATCAACAAATGCTCCGGTTATAACTCAAGTAGAGTTCTCCACTTTGATAAACAAATGTAGATTCTATTACAAGAAGGATGCTCTTACTTCTACCACTATCAATAAATTGATAGAGATAGGAATTAATGATCTTGAATTAGTTAAGAACGGTCTTAGTGATAATGAATTTAGAATATTTACCGGATTAAAACAACAACTATTAGAATTCTCCGAAGATATGGCGCTTGAATTTCTTCTATCCGGTCTTGTTGTTCCTGAATTCAAGTATATTGTGAAATCAAAGGACGATGTAAAGAGACTTGGAGTAAAAAAATATGAATCTTTATTGCTTCCAGATAGTTTGTGGCTGAGGGATCCAACAACCATCGAGATAAAAAAGACTATATTATCCAATAAACCATCATATTATGTTATAATACCAGATGAGGTTAGATACTTTATTCTTCATAAGGGTACATATCAGGATGGAACAGAAGATAAGAAATTGTTTGCTTGGCTTGAAGCATATTATCCAAAGTTTGTTGCTGATGTAGAAGCGGGAAAATTAAAGGTTATTCTTGAGAATCCAAACATTATCAGGAGAAGAGTTGTGCAAGATTCTCCATATCCAGTACCATATCTTTCAGCAGCACTGGATATTTTGGAACACAAGAGAAATTTAAGAAAAGCAGACTACTCTATTGTTACAAAGGTAATCAGTGCAATTCTACACGTAAAGATAGGTAGTGATGATTTCCCAATGACAGATTCAGAGGAAGATACTCAACGCCTAGAGGATGTTAAAAACCAGTTGATGTGGAGAAATACAACCTCTAATACAATTGAAAATATCTTCCAGTTCTTTAGTGATCATACAATAGACTTGAAGTGGGTATTTCCCAATGTAGAACTTCTTCTAAATGAAGGAAAATATAAAGAGGTAAACCAAGAACTAATATTTGCACTTGGTTTCCCAAGAACACTTATTGCAGGGGAATCAGAGAGAAGTAACGCATCTGATCCACAATATGCCGCAATTGCTCCAGTAAAAACAATGGAAAATTTCCGAAATAAGATTCTCGGAGTATTGAGGCAAGTAGTTTATGATATTTCTACTAAGAATAATCTTACATCTGTTCCAGAGATAGAATTTAAGCCAATTAACTTATTTGACTTTGCCACATATTTATCAGCTTTGCAGGTACTATTGGATACGGGCTCATTGAGCAGAACATCACTTGCGAAGGTATTTGGTTATTCATTTGAAGATGAACTTGAACTACGAAGTGAGGAACAAAAGGCTCTGGAGGCTTCTGGTGTCCCCGAATTCCAACCAACTCCTAATAGTAGGGCCCCAGAAATAGGACCAACTGGACCGGCCCCAAGAAATACCACACAATCAAAGAAGCCAGTTAAAAAGCCGGTTTCGGAGTAATATTTATGACAAAACCAACTATATCAAGTATGAATTTCAATAATATGGTATTATTTAGTAATGATGATACTGAATTCAATGAAATTAAAGAGGCAGTATCATCTACTGTATCTGACAATATTACTCTCTCTTGGGCTAAGTTTATCTTAACAGATGACCAACCCAATGAGAATAAAAAGAGAGTACCAAAGTCAGAATTCAGTAATTTAATTCGTTCGGGTACTTACATGCCGTTCAAGATGGCATATGAGAAACCAAATGAAGGACATGAAGAATCTTTTCCATTAGGCGTTATAGCACAGTTGAAACAATCTGGGAATCAAATTGTTGCTTTAGCCGCCCTTTGGCGTAGAGAGCGAGAACAGGACATAGAATATCTAAAGACCTGTATCGCCGAGAAAAAACCTGTAAATGTTTCGTGGGAAATCTTACACGATGACTCAAAAGTAGATGAAGCTGGCATAGAAGATCTAATCGGAACGTCTCTGCGAGGAGTAACTATAGTCGGCAGACCTGCCTATGCGGGAAGAACACCAGTGCTTCAACTGGCATCTACGGAAACAGGACAGGAACAATCTAACTCGGAGGAAAATAAATTGGACGAACTTGAACAACTAAAGCAAAGAGTCTCAGAACTAGAGGCAGCTTTGGCAAATAAGGACACAGAACTAACAAAGAGAGACACTTTGATTACTGAGAAAGAAACAGAGTTGGTTTCTTTGCGTGAGTTCAAGTCCTCAATTGAGCAAAAAGACGCTGCTCTTGCCAAGTTCCAGGAAGTCAAAGACATCTTTAGCAACGCAGGTTTAGTTAAACCTGATACTTATTTTGAAGAGAATAAGGAGAAATTACTGAGCATGAATAAGGGAGACCTAGAATTCATGGTACAAGAACTTGTGGCGTTTTCTTCAACCATAACGAAAGAGGACAAATCAGCAACCGATGAGATCCCTGATCTTACTGGAGACGCACCAAAAGAACTAACTGTAAAAGAACTCGCTGAAGAATTACGTAAGAGTTCTAAAAATTTGGAGGAATAAATAATCTAAGGTACTCTAATGACTTGTGGAATTTACAGAATATTCAATACCACTACTAATAAGTCTTATATAGGAAGCTCAATAAATATAGAAAAGCGATGGAAATCTCATCTTCTATCTTTGAGAAATCTGAGTCACCGAAATAGACATCTGCAACATTCGTATAATTTATACGGAATAAAGAAGAACTGGAACATTTAATGTGAGATTAGTTAATGAATGTGGTGAGATATTCCACATAACAAATTTGTAACAATTTTGTGAAGAACATACTTTGCCTTACACACCATTACACAATATGATTAGTGGATTAGCCAAGACAAGTTATGGTTTTACATTATTGATAAATTATTAATTACATACTTAAGGGTGTGTAAGGAGGACTATTTTGGAGATAAATCGTTTTGATAATGTTAGAGGAGTTATTGCTATGGAGGACGTTGTAGAAGGTCGCTTCATAGTTATAGTTCCCAATACATTTACCAATGATTTCGGAAGTGAGGCGGATCTAGTTGGAGCAAGAACTCCAGATACTGCTGATGAAGGCAAAAGAGCTAGATATGTTATTACCTGGCCTGTAAGTAATGGTCAGACACCTATATATCAGCCAACCCCATCCTTCCCATTTGCTTTAAGGCAAGGTGGATGGGACCAGGCGGTTCAGACTCCTTTCGATACAAAGGTATATTTGACCTATCCTGGATATACTGAGGGAGAAACAATTCCATCAGGTAATATGGCCCTAGCATTTACCGAAGGAACTTTCACAATTCCTTCTGGTGGTTACGTGTACAGTTCCAACATCATTGTTCAGGGAGCCGCATTAGTAGTTTGTGATGCTACATCTGACGGCGCACCAGCAGCCGGAAAGCTAAAATATTCTGCTACAATGGCATTTGGTGTTATTGGCTTTACCGAGAAATATGATGCAGCCACTGGAAAACTAACTGTAAGAGTTGAATAACTCTTTTGGAGGTATTAATAAAATGGATGAAAAAATAAGGGAGAGCATTGCCTCTTTAATGAAAGATAAAGGAAAAAGAGAGGAACTTGCTCAATTACTTGTAGAGTATGTTCAGCCCGGACATATTACTATAGATTTCATAAGTATGTTGCTGAACTCAAGAGCCATGAAAGTTGGGGACATCTTGGTAAAGAAACTACGTAAGGGAATTGAAGTTCGTACTTTAGTTCCTGGAGCTATCCACTTGAAGAGTGAGATCACCGTAAAAGAACGTCTAAACTATGTTCTTGATGGTGCTATTGTTGGCGTTCAGGCCAACCAGTGGGAACTAGACTCTGGTGAGTTGGGAACAGTTGCTAGTATTCGTGCCGAAATGGAAGCAAAACTTCGTGACTATTACTTAGGCAAAGTATTTACAGCTTTATCAACCGTATGGAGTGTTGGAAATACTCCTGATAACTTCGCAGCCATTGGTGCTCCTATCACCAGTGCAGCACTAGAGACCGCTATTGACCATATCAACCTAACCACTGGTGGAGTAAAGGTTGTAGTTGGTTCTCGTGCTGCTATGACCCCAATCACCAAGTTTGCCGCTTTCTGGTCAGACGGAACCAATGTTGGATACGTTCCAGAGAGAATTCAGCAAATTATGGCAACTGGTACATTAGGAAACTACTATGGAGCTTCTTTACTTGCTCTAGAGCAGACCTACGACAACCCCGAAGATTACAATAAATTAATCCCAGAGGATAAGATTCTTGTTATTGGTAAGAATGTAGGTGATTTCATCACCTATGGTCCTGTAATGACAAAGGAATGGACTGACAACAGACCAACTCCTCCATACTGGAACCTAGAGTTATACCAGCAATTTGGTTTAATTATAGATAACGCTATGGGAATTTATGTAATCACTGTTGCGTAATACGCTTAATTACAGATAACTGGAGGGTGTAAAAACCCTCCAGTTTATAATGATATAAGGACCTAAAAGGAGATATTATGAGCGAAAACGAGCTATCTACATATTCCGCTATGCAGACAGGAAATCCATATAGAACATATAAGAAAACTGTTCTTGGTAGAGTATATGTTTCGGTTATAGACCCATTTTCTGAACAACCTACTGGTATTCTGCTTTACGGAGACCCCAAACGGGGAGACGAATCCTGCTTCATAGATATGTGGAGTGAGCGGGATGATTTGTTTTTCAAAAAGATGAACAAAGTTCACTTTGCGTCTGGCTATATAATTGAATCACCCAGACCAGAAAAAGTTCAAGTAGAAATCCCTATAGAACAGTATAGTGATGAACAATTGAAGGGTGTTATTAATCTGAAGTTCCTCGCTTTACAGGCCAAATTAAATAAAATAGAATCCGAGGCGGTTCTTCTAAGAATGGTAGATATAGCGGAGAACATAGAAAAATCCGCCGCTATTATTAGAGCCATTAAAGCCAGACTTTCTGAAATTCAAGGAACTGAAATCAAAAGTGAATAGATAAAAACTCAAAGCAGACTCTATAATTTTGGATTAAGTTTATTTCAGAATAATTTAATAATACTACAAAATATCATAAAGCACTAAAGAGACATATAAAAAATGCCTGTAGAACTTGTAGTTGAGATCAGTAATCCATCTACTGAAGTAATCATCGAGGATTCCCCCATTATAGTTGAGATCAGTAATCCATCTACTGAAGTAATCATCGAGGATTCCCCCATTATAGTTGA